ACGATGACAGAAGAGAGGCAGATAGTAAACAACGTTGCGCCGTTGCGGAACGTAACAGCGTTGATTGCCCTGATAGATCGGTTGGAAAACCGAGCTTTCGGTTTGCCGGGAATGGCGTGTTTTTACGGGCACTCTGGCTACGGTAAGACAACAGCTGCGTGTCATGCCGAGAACGCCCGGCGAGCATACCAGGTGCAGGTCAAATCAACTTGGGCGCGGAAGAAATTCTGCGAAGCGACGCTTGCTGAAATGAGCCTGCGCCCAGAAAAGACAATCGGCGACATGGTTGATCAGATCGGTGAACACTTGGCCGTAACCGGCGCGACCCTGATCATTGATGAGGCGGATTTCCTTGTGGACCGCAACATGATCGAAATCGTGCGCGATATCCACGAAAGCAGCCAGTCCCCGGTGATTTTGATTGGTGAGGAGTTGTTGCCGCAAAAGCTGATGCGCTGGGAGCGCATTCACGGGCGCATGACTGACTGGGTCCGAGCTCAAGAGGCCACGCTGGATGACGTAAATCAGCTTTGTAAAAGCTATGGCAGCGGCATCGCGTTCGACAGCCAGATGCACGCGGCGATCCTTAAGCACAGCCAGCGGTCCATTCGGAGGATCAGCATCAATATTGCACGTATTGCGGAACACGCGCGCGTGCGCGGGCTGGAGACAATCACGTTGGAGGATTGGGATGCCCGGCAATTTTTCACCGGCGAAGCGCCAACACCACTGAAAGGTTTGGCATGAGCATGACGCATGACAACCGCGCGGCTCGTCACGCGCTGATCTGGACCGCCGCGTGTGAGCTGGGCGAGTTCACCTATGCCGATCTGGCCGCACGGGCCGAGGTGTCGCTGTCGACCGTGCAGAACGTGGTCAAGGCATGGTTGCGCCAAGAGCGCGCGGTCGAGTTGGACAAAGGGCCAAAGCGCGCTTTGCGGTTTCGGGTTGTGGCTGATGGGCAGGTCCCTGCCGAGTTGCGCGCCGATGGCCGCAAGCGCCGGGCCGAGACCGCGCAGGGCAATTGCTGGACGGCGATGCGCCGCCTGCGGTCGTTTACGCCCACCGATATCGCGGCCCATGCCAGCACCGACACCTGCGAGGTGCGTCGGGATTTTGCGCAAAGCTACTGTCAGATGCTGTCGCGCGCGGGCTATCTGCATGTGCTGAAAAAGGCGCTGCCGGGACGGCGCGAGGCGACCTATCGTCTGGCGCGCAATTCTGGCCCGTTGGCGCCGGTAGAGCGCCGCGTGCGCGCGGTCTATGACCCCAACGAAAGCCAGATCACGCATGTGGCGGGTGGCCTATGAGCGGCCCGGTCGATGTGGCCCGTGCGGCATGGGGTGACGCGCTGCCCGATTGGGTCGAGCGGATGGCGCTGCAATGCGCGGCCACCAGCCAGAACAAGGTCGCGGCACGGCTGGGCCGGTCTGCGGCCCTGATCAGCCAAGTGCTTCGCAACAAGTATCCGGGCGACCTGCACGCGGTCGAGGAACTGTTTCGCGGGCATTTCATGGCCGAGACGGTGCGCTGCCCAGAGCTGGGCGCGCTGCCCCTGCACGAGTGCCACGACTGGATGGCCAAGGCCCGGCATTTTCAATCCACCAACACCCTGCGGGTGCGCATGTATCGCGCCTGCAAGCGGTGCCCGCGTTTTACGAAAGGAGAGGCCGATGCCCAAGACGCCTAGAACCAACCCACCGTTCGACCAGTTGCTGGTCAATCGGTATGTCGCTGAGCTTATCCACCGCACACATAAAAACGAGAGGGTTAATGCCATTCTTGTGGTTGCCGCCCGGATCATTGCGGCTGCGCTGGACGATCAGGCCAAATTAGACAAGGTGCTCGCAGAATACCGCGCCGAGGCTATTGCCGCGCGTTCCAATATGCGCGCCGCCCTGCAGACCAAAGCAATCATCGAGAAAGCGCGCGGGGGTGGCCATGCCGATTGACCGCTGGACCATCCCCCAAATGACCGAGCGCGCCGCGCGCGGGCTGGGCAAGGTCGACCAGCTTGGCCCGCGCGGCGCGACCATGGTCAGCCGCGACGAGGTCGAGGCCATGGCGGGCATGCTGGCGCTGCTTGGCATGAGCCCTATCGAACCCGGCAAACCCACGCCCGAGGGCGATCTGTTCCCGCGCGCGCAGGCCCTGCAAATCACCCAATCGAAAGGACCGAAAGATGTCTGAATTCACCCCCATGCCGATCCCCGATGCCCTGATCGAGGCCAATGGCAAGATCTACATGCCCGACGCCAAGGGCAACCTTGTGCCGATCGAGATGATCGCACCCGCCGACCAGCTTGAAGACGAGACGGTGCGCAGGATCATCGGCTACGCCATGGCGTTGTCCGACCAGATCGCGCGCTTCAAGGCGCATACGTTCGAAGACCTTGGCGCGTTGGAAGCCCTTTTGCGGCAGGAATACGGGGTCACGAAGGGCGGTGCCAAGGGCAACAAGACCTTCATGAGCCATGACGGGCTGTTCAAGGTGCAGGTGCAGGTGGCCGATCATATCAACTTTGGCCCGCAATTGCAGATCGCCAAGGAACTGGTCGATGAGTGCCTGAACGAATGGGCGGCAGACGCGCGTGCCGAAATCCGCGCCATCGTGACCCGCGCGTTCAATACCGACAAAGCGGGCCAGATCAACCGCTCGGAGATTTTCATGCTGCTCCGGTTGGAGATTGAAGACGCCCGCTGGCAGGAAGCCATGCGCGCGATCCGCGATGCGATGCGGGTGGTCGGGTCGAAGGTCTATGTGCGCTGCCAGCACCGCCCGACGCCCGATGCGCGTTGGGAGACCGTGACCATCGATCTGGCGAAGGCGTGAGCGTCATGGAGCAACCTTCCGATGAAGACATGGTCGCCGTCAATGAGATGGCAAAGCAACTGATCATTATGGCCCAGAGCACTCCACAACTTGCTCTGGCCCTCATGTTTGCGTCCTCGAATGTTCAAGCTGCTGCGGCGGCGGCGTGTCCAAACACCCCGTCGAAGTCGCTTAAAAGCGCCTTACGATATTACGAAAAGAATACGCGGGCTGCGTTCCAACGCTTTGTTGCAAAAGGGCCAAACGGGGGCAAGTTTGATGCCTGATGGCACCGAAACCATCGAGATCACCCTGACCCCCGGCATCATGCTGCTGGTGGCAGAGATCGTCCGCCATGAACGGGGCGCGCCACTGCGCTGCCCCGAACAGGCCAAGCGCGTAGTGGCCGATGCGCTGTTGCGCCTGTCCAACCCAGAGAATGGAGAGCTTCATGCCTGAACAGATTGCCCTGATCGAGGCGGCGCTGATCGACGCATCCGACCGCAAGAGCCTGTCGATGGTGCACGATATTGGCGAAGGCGAAGTGCTTGGCCGTCCCGCGAAGTTTCGATTGACCGTGCAGGCGCATCAGATCGAAGTTTGGGTGGACCGCCGGGTTTACACGATCAGCCTGCGGGAGTTGCTGGAGCAAGCGCTCTTGGCCATCGAAGGCGACATGCGCGCCAAGGTGAAAGCCCGCGCGCTGGCCGTGCATGGCAGCCCGGCCGAGACGGACGCGACACGTGTGGCCCGCGCTCTGTTCGGCGGTGTGGAGGCAGGCCAGTGACCGCCCGCGCCCTGCAACGCAAGGTCCATATGGGCTGCCGCGCGCTGGGGCTGGATGCCGAGACCCGGCGCGCCCTGCAAGAGCAGGTGACAGGCAAGGCCAGCATGCGCGACATGTCCGAGGCCGATTTGAAGGCGGTTTTAACCGCCCTTGAAAACCAAGGTTACACGCCGCCGAAGAACCCCAACTGGAAGCCCTGCGCAGACCGGCCCGACCTGCGCTATATCCACGCGCTCTGGGGCAAACTGGGGCGCGCGGGGCATGTCACGCCCGGCAGGCGTGCGCTCAACGCCTTCATCTGCGCGCGGTTTGAGGCGGCATGGGGCGCGGTCCCGGTCGATGTGGACGCGCTGCGCGAGGCCGACCAGATCGCCGCCCTGCTGGAGGCGCTGAAAGCCATGTGTCGCCGCCACGGCCTGTCGGTGACCAAATGAAGCACCCCCGCACCCGCGTGACCGACCATGCTGTGCTGCGCTACCTGGAGCGGGTGCAGGGCATCAATGTCGAGCTTGTGCGCCGCACCATCGGCCACCGGGTGGGCCGCGCCGTTGATCTGGGTGCCTGCGGTTTGACGCTGGACGGGATCAACTACCGCATTGAGGACGGCGTTGTCGTCACGGTGCTGATCGCCAACCGCCCCGATATCCGCACAGGGCGCAAGCGCAAGGGGCGCGCACGGCCATGACACAACTGCCCGGCATCGCAGGCGATATAGAGCGCGTGATCGGGCTGGACCTGACCGTGCGCCTGTTGCAGCGGCGCGGCGGGTGCGAGTTGCATATCCCGCAGCGCGTGCCCGGATCGCTGCTGGCCCGGATCGTGGGCGAGGATGCCGCCGCCAAGTTGGCCGAGGCCATCGGCCCCGGCAAGATCGTGCTGCCCTGCGCGCATCTGCGCGGCCAAGGCGCGCGCCGCGAAGACGCCCGTGCCATGCTGCGCCGGGGCGCGTCTTTGCAAGAGGTCGCGCTTGCCTGCGACATGCACATGCGCACGGTGTCGCGCCTGCGCGCCAAGATTGAGGCAGAGGCCGGATCGCGGCAGCCAAAACTGCCCTTTGACAGGCCATAGGTCTGTCTGCCACAGTGCCCGCGCGGATGCTTGACACCCGCCCCCTGACATCTGTCGAGGCATAAGTCTCGCGCCTGATTTGCGAATGTGCCCCCAAGCAAACTGGGGGCTTTTTCATGCAAACGAGTGCGCAAGGCGTGGCATTTCTGGAACGTCACGAAGGGGTGGTTCTGAAAGCCTATCGCTGCCCGGCTGACGTTTGGACCATTGGTGCCGGGCTGACCGCGGCGTCCGGTGTGGTCAAGCCGCGCGCGGGGATGGTGATCAGCCGCGCCGAGGCGACGGGCCTGTTGCAAAAGGCGCTGCGCCAGAATTATGAGCCCGCCGTGAAGCGCACCATGCCGGGCGCGAAGCAGCACGAATTCGACGCAGGCGTCAGCTTTCATTTCAACACCGGCGCGATTGGCCGCGCGTCTTGGGTGCAGCATTGGATCGACCGGAATTGGGGTCGGGTCGAGCATAATTTGGCCGCTTGGAACAAGGGCGGCGGGCGCGTGCTGCCCGGCCTGACCCGACGCCGCGCTGAGGAATACGACCTTCTCGCGGATGGTGACTATGGCACTGGCCCTGCGCGGGTCGAGGGACCGGGTTTGGCCACGATGGTGGTCGAGCTGGACCGCGCCGAACTGGACGCCGCCCGCGCCGGGTTCAAGGCTTTGGGCTACGAGGTGATGGATGACCCGCGCGGTTTCGATCTGCTGGCGATCCGCGCTTTCCAGCGCGACCATGATCTGACCGTCGACGGCATCGTGGGCCGCGCCACGCTCTCGACCCTGCAGCGCATGCTGGACGCGCGTGCGAAAGCCAAGCAGCCCGCCGCCGCTGCCGCCTTGGGCGGGACCGAAAGCGCGGTGCAGGCCGGGGCAGAGATTGACCCGGCGCTGGCGTGGGTTGGCCCTGCCGTGCTGGCCGTCGCCGTCCTGTTCGCGCTGTGGCTGGCGTGGCGCTACCGCGATGCAATTGCCGCAAAGCTCGCCCCGCGTTTTCCCAAACTTGCCCGCAAACTCTGGAGCATCTGATGAATGCCGTACTTGCCCTTGCCGCCCAGATCGGTGTGCCCCTGATCAAACAGGTCCTGTCGGGCCGCATTGGCGCGTCCAATGCCGATCTTGCCGGTGACGTGGTCGAGGCGATTGCGCGCCGCGCTGGCGTCGGCGTCGGCGAGTTGCCAGACCTGATCGAGCGCGACGCACCGCGCGCGGTCGATGCGCTGCGCGCGACCGAGGCCGCAATGCCCGAAATGCTGGCGCTCTATGCGCAAGGGCTGGAAGGCCAGTTCGCGCTGCTGCAAGCCGAGCAAAAGGGGCACTGGCTGGGCTGGGCATGGCGCCCGGCGATGATGTGGCTTCTCGGGTTCTTGTGGCTGTGGCAGTTGGTGATCCTGCATGTGGCCAATGCCATCTGGAAGGTTGCGCTACCCCCGGCTGACAGCACCACATTGCTGGGCCTGACCAGCGTTTACATGGCCCTTTACATGGGCGGTCACACGCTGAAAGACGCCGTGCGCGTGGTTCGGGGTCAGGCATGAATTCAGCTATCGATTTCACGCAGCTTGTAACAGTTGCCGCAGGCATCCTGACACTCCTGAACCTTGGCACGATGATCTGGATGATCTTCACCGGCCCCGCGCGCAAACTGAGCGGGCGCGTGAGCGAGCTGGAAGACCGCGCCAGCGAACAGGACAAGCGCGCCGAGCGCCACGCCCAGCAGCTGATCGGTCTGAGCCAGACGGTGAACGCCATGCCCGGCGTCCAGCAGATGCACCAACTGGAGGTGGCGTTGTCCGATATCCGTGGTGACCTGCGCACGATCAACGCCACGATGGAAGGCAACGCCAAGATCATGGCGCGGCTCGAAGACGTGGTCACGCGGCACGAACAACACCTGCTTGACGGGGGCAAACGATGAGCGATTACCAAGCCACCTTGCGCCGCCACCGGCGTCTGGCGATCCTGCGCCATCTGGAGCGCTGCACCGAATATACGTCGAACGCGTCGATCCTGTCCGATGTGCTGCGCGGCGTGGGCGTCACCTCGACCCGGTCGCAGGTGATCACCGAACTGGCGTGGCTGGGCGAGAACGGCTTTGTCGAGAATGATGACCGGGGCGATTTCGTGATCACGACCGCGACCGAGCGCGGGGTCGAGATCGCCCAAGGCGTGGCCACGCACCCGGATATCCAGCGCCCGCACCCGCGCAGCCGGGGCGCTTGAGCGATGCCGCCGCCCCGCAAGGTCGACCTGCTGCCCGACGAGCTGAAACGCTGGCTGCAAGAGGAGCTGCGCGCGCGCGGCTTTGGCGGTTACGAGGAGCTGGCCGAGGCGCTGAATTTTCGACTGGAAGAAGAGGGCCTCGACCTGCGCATTCGCAAGTCGGCCCTGCATGCCTTCGGGCAGGAATACGAGGAGTTCGTGAAATACCAGGAGCAGGCCAGCGCGTGGGCTGCGGACTGGATGCAGGAACAGGGGCTGGAGGACGAAGCGCGCCGCCATAACGTGCTGTTCCAGATGATCACGACCTTGGCCTTCAAAGTCATGCAGGCGCAGATGATGGTCGATGGCAAAAACATAGACCCAAAGGAACTGCATTTTCTGGGCCGGATGCTGAAGGACGTCATGGCGTCCTCCGGCATTCGAGAGACGCTGATAAAGGCCGAGCGTGCGGCGCAATCCGACAAGCTGGACGCCGCCGTCGAGGCGGGCGACATAGACCGCGAGGCCGCCGCCAAGGCCCGCCGCATCATGGGGTTTGCAGAATGATCACCAGCGGGGCCGATCTGTCCATCCTGATCCTAGCCGCCGACACGCACTGGCGCGATGCTGGCTGGTGGACCCGGCTGCGGGCCGTGGTCCTTGGTAAGCGCCACAGGGTCGAACATCTGGGCTGCGTCAACCGGATCACGATCTGGCGCGGGGTGCCTTATCTGTGGTGGATTGGCGAGGTGCGGGCATGAGCATCAGCCCCGGCCAAGCCGCGAACGACCTGCGCGCCAATGCCCGTTTCTGGGCCAAGCGGCTGCGCGGCAAGAACGCGAAGATCACTGAACACATGACGCGGTCTGCTGCGCTGATCGAGGCCGCGCTTGCGGGGTTGCCGCCGCCGCGCTGGGAGTGGAGGGCGACCCATCTTGCCCGCAAGCTGAGCGAACACTCCGACCGCGTGGCGCGTTGGGAATTCGTTTTCGGTGCGACCCAGCTGTCCACCAGTCTGCGGCGCGGCGCACAGGCGCTTGAACAAATGACTGCGGAGGCGCGCGATGCCGTTTGACGAAGGCGAGAACCGGGGCGGCGGCGGCAATGACAACACACCGGACCTGACCGCCGTACTGTTCTTTCTGCACGGTGCGGCCTGCGACACTGCGATGCACAACACCTACACAGGGCGCGAGGCGTTCGACGCTTTCGCCCGTCTGATCGGGCGCGAGCCTGACAGCCTGTGGACGCAGATCGAGGCCCGCCATGGCTGACGCCGCCCTCGACCGCGTGGTCAAGTTCCTGTCCTATCAGCGGGCATGGATCGCGGACCAGAGCCGCTTCAAGATCGGCATGTTCAGCCGTCAGACCGGCAAGACCTTCAGCACGGGTGGCGAATGCGCCGATGATTGTTTCCAGTCATGGATCGAGGACCGGCGCGCGCGCTGGGTGATCCTGTCGCGCGGCGAGCGGCAGGCGGCCGAGATGATGACCGAGGTCATCAAGCCGTTCACGCAGGGCTTTTACGAGGTCTATAACACCTTGTTGAAAGGCGGCGAGCCGCGCTTTGAAGAGGGCGAATTCCGTGCGCCGCAGGAAAAAGGCCCCGATGCGGTTTACAAGTCGCTCGAAGTGAAATTCCCAAACGGGTCGCGCATCACCGCGCTGCCCGCCAACCCCGACACCGCGCGCGGGTTTTCGGCCAACGTGATCCTGGACGAATTCGCCTTCCATGCGAAGTCGCGCGAGATCTGGGCGGCGCTCTTTCCGGTCATCTCTAAATCGGGCCTGCGCTTGCGCGTGATCAGCACGCCCAACGGCAAGGGCAACAAGTTCTATGAGCTGATGACCGCAGAGGACAGCGTCTGGTCGCGCCATGTGGTCGATATCTACGAGGCCGTGCGCCAAGGGCTGGACCGCGACATCGACGGCTTGCGCCGGGGTATGGCCGACGAGGACGCATGGGCGCAGGAATACGAGCTGAAATGGCTGGACGAGGCCACGGCGTGGCTGAGCTATGATCTGATCAACGCCAATGAGCACCCGGCGGCGGGTCTGCCGGGGATGTATCAAGGTGGCCCATGTTTCGTGGGCGTCGATATCGCCGCGCGCAACGACCTGTTTGTGATCTGGGTCATGGAGCAGGTGGGCGATGTGCTCTGGACGCGCGAGGTGATTGCCCGCCGCCGCGTCAGCTTTGCCGAGCAGGACCAGTTGCTGGCGGGTGTCATGACCCGTTACCGCGTGGTGCGCTGCGCCATCGACCAGACCGGCATGGGTGAAAAGCCGGTCGAAGATGCCAAGCGCCGCCACGGCGCAGGCCGGGTCGAGGGCGTGCTGTTTTCCAACGCGATCAAGCTGGACCTTGCGACCGCGCTGAAAGAGGCGATGGAAGAACGCCGCGCGCGCCTGCCTGCGGGCGACGTTGTGCTGCGCGCCGATCTGCACGCAATCCAGTCTCAGGTCGGTATTACCGGCACCCGCCGCCTTGTGGCCGATGGCGACACTGACGGCCATGCCGACCGCTTCTGGGCAGCGGCGCTGGCCGTGGGGGCCGCGCGCACGACCTACCAGCCCTATGCCTACCGCCCCGTGCCCAATGCGGCCCCCGATGACGACGCCCGCGCCTTGCGCCTGACCTCGGGCCTGCGCGGCATGAAAGGAGTGTTCTGATGGCGCTGCTCGATCAGTATGGCCGCCCGGTCAAAACCGCCAGCCTGACGCAACCGCTGGCACGTCCCGGCCTGACCGGCGTGCGCCAAGCCTTTGGTGGCAGTGCCGCGTCGGGGCTGACCCCGCACAAGCTGGCTGCGATCCTTGCCGCCTGCGACCAGGGCGACAGCGAGCGCTATGTGGCGCTGGCCGAGGAGATGGAGGAACGCGACCCGCATTATGCGTCGGTCCTTGGCACCCGCAAGCGTGCCGTGTCGGGCGTGAAGCCCACGGTCAAGCCCGCCTCGGACAGCGCCCGCGACAAGGAAATCGCCGAGGCCGTTCGCGAGCGCATTGCCGAGCACGCCGGGTTTTCCGATCTGGTCGAGGATGCGCTCGACGGGCTGGGCAAGGGCTTTGCCGTGGTCGAGATCGACTGGGGCCGGTCCAAGTCTGAGTGGTGGCCCGAGAAATTCACCCATGTGGACCCGCGCTTCATCCGCTATGACCGCGACACCCTGCGCGTCCCACATCTGCTGGACGAGGCCGATCCGACCTATGGCGTGCCGCTCGCCCCGTTCAAATTCGTCTATCATGTCCCGCGCCTGAAATCGGGCCTGCCGCTGCGTGGTGGTCTGGCGCGGCTGGTGGCGTTCACATGGATGTGCAAAGCCTATGCGCTGAAAGACTGGGTCGCCTTCGCAGAGCTATACGGTCTGCCCCTGCGCGTGGGCCGCTATGGGCCAGAGGCCACCAAGGACGATGTCGAGACCCTGTTCCGCGCCGTCGCCAATATCGGCACCGATGCCGCCGCCGTGCTGCCCGAGAGCATGAAGATCGAGTTCGAGGACGGCACCAAGGGGTCCGGGTCCGACAGCCTGTTCGAGAACCTTGCGCGCTATCTCGACGAGCAGACATCCAAGGCTGTGCTGGGCCAGACGATGACGAGCGATAATGGGTCGAGCCAGGCGCAGGCCAATGTCCATAATGAGGTGCGCCACGATATCGCCGCCGCCGATGCGCGCGGTGTGTCGGGTGCGCTGATGCGCGATCTGGTCAAGCCTTATGTCGATCTGAATTTCGGGGTGCAACAGGACTATCCCGAACTGGTAATCGAGATCTCGGAACCCGAGGACACCACAGCCCGGATGGACGCGACCGCCAAAGCGATGGAGCGCGGTCTGCGCGTGCCTGCCCGCGAGCTGCGCGGGGCACTTGGGTGGTCCGAACCCGAGGACGGCGAGGAGGTTGTCGGCGGCGCTGCACCTGTGGCCCCGCCGCCGCCCACAGACGTGGCGCTGAACCGCCAAGGCGCAAATGCGCCCGACCCGCAAGACATGCTCGACGAGATCGAGGCCGAGATGCTCGCAGACTGGCAGCCTGTCATGTCGGAAACCCTCGACCCGATTGAAGCCGCGATCATGGGGGCTACCAGCTACGAGGACGCGCTGGCTGCGCTCGATGCGCTGGGGCCACTGCCCGCCGGGCGCGTGATCGACATACTGGTCAAGGGCACATTCCTTGCACGTGCGCAGGGAGACGTGCGCGATGACTGACCGGCCCGCCTATTCCTTTGCCCCCGGCCCGCCGCCCGAGGCGTCGCGGTATCTTGCCAACAAGGACTGGCTGCCCGCGTTCTCGTGGCAGGACGTAGAGCCAGAAGAACACGCCAACGCCTTCACCGTAGCCAAGGCCATGCAGATCGATGTGCTGTCCGATATCCGCGAGGAACTGCAACGCGCGCTGGACGAAGGCCTGCCGTTCGAGCAGTTCCAAGCCAACCTGCGCCCGCGTCTGGAAGCGCGCGGCTGGTGGGGCAAGGCGGACATGGTCGATCCCGGCACCGGCCAGATGCGCCGGGTCCAGCTTGGATCGCCCCGCCGCCTGCGGACCATCTACCGCGCGAACCTGCGCAGCGCACGCGCTGCCGGGCAATGGGAGCGGATCGAGCGCACGAAGCGCGCGCTGCCCTATCTGGAATACCGCCTTGGCCCGTCCGAGCGCCACCGCCCGCACCACCAGGCCAAGGAAGGGCTGATCCTGCTGGCCGATGATCCGTTCTGGCGGCAATGGTATCCGCCCAATGGCTGGGGCTGCAATTGCTGGGTGCGCCAGTTGACGCGCGCGCAGGCCGAAGCGCGCGGCGTCGGCACCGCGCCCGAGATCCCGCTGACCGAAGTGGTCAACACCCGCACCGGCGAGACGCGCATGGTGCCCGTGGGGCTGGACCCCGGCTGGGACCGCAACCCCGGTCAGCTGCGCGTCGGGGCAAGCATCGACCTGCTGCAGGCCAAGGCGAGCGCTGCGCCCGATGCCGCGCGCGTGGCCCTGCGCGATCTGGAAGACGGCTGGATGGCCGAGCGCGCGCGCCGCCAGCGCGGCTGGCGCGCCGACCTGCCATTTCTGGACGCACTGCGCCGGATTTTTGCGGGCGGGGCCGAGTGACGCCCATCCCTTGGCCCGCAACGCGCC